TATCTTTTAACGATTTTAAATTATTCACAAAAAATTTTATTTTTTCTTGGCTGGAATCGCGGTTATCAATATGAGTCATGTTGGTGTTTTTTTTATTTTGAGTATTCGTAATACTTAAAATAAAAAAATCTTTCTATATATTTTTTTTGCAAATAATATTACACCGACCGAAAAGAAAAATGAGACAAACTTTCTATAAAAAATAAAAAATCGTTCAGTTAATCTTTTTGGTGATATAAATGCACTCTTAAAGAGCATTATACTATTTGACGACTACAACCAATTACGATTGTAGTGGTTAGTATATTTTATTGAAACTTATAATCACGCTTATATTTTTCAGGTCTTTCTCCTGTTTCTATATAGTGATTAAATACCTTTTGTATATTTTTACATCCATTCTTATCACGATTGATACATCCCTTCCGTTTGTTTTCCATTTTAAATGTTAGGATTGAATGCATCTTTCGTTCTATGTTTCTCTTATCTGGTAAATATAAATTATTACATAATTCTTCTGTTTTGTAATTCAGGCATGATGTTCTAAATTCATCTATATTATAAACTTCAAATCTGGTATTTAGTTTTCTTTTTATTGATAAATTTGGAGTTGATATAAAATTTCTCATCTGTTTTCCAATACTCCAATCACCAATTATGATTTTTATATCCTTACCATATTTGTTCTCAATCTTATTTAACATATTGTCTTCCGTTCTTTTTGTATTGATATACGAATACCATTTATATTTTCTGAATTTTTCATTTTGATATAATTTCGCAATCGCATCATTTACTTTTAGTTTTTCTTTGATATATTCTTTAAAATTTTTAATATCGCATGTTTTTGAATTGAATAATGATAATGTATTTTCAATTTCAGTAATGTGTTGTTTATCCTTATAATTTTTTAATAATGATGAATATTTTATTCGCTTTGTTTCTTTTATTCGTTGCTTATTTGTATATGAAAAATAATTACCATCATCATCCATCATCGTTAATAAACTACGCTTTCCAGGGTCAATAAATAAATGTTTTCCATCTAAAAAATCCTTTGAAACTTCATCAATATAAGGAAACTCGTGTAATACTTCTTTCTTGGTTTCTTTCTTTTCCTTCTTTTCTAATTCTCTTCTTTTTCTATTTTCGTCTTTTAACTTATTTTGTTGCACTTGCTTTTCTTGTTTTTTAATCTCTTTTTCCTCGTCAGTTAGTCCTTTCATTAGTTTCTTTCCATTCTTCATCTTATCTTTCTTTATTCTCGCTTCATTTACAAAGTCAGTATGTAAAAATCGGAATGAAACCGAATATCCATCGGTTATAATGGTATAATCAAAAACATACTTATTCATATGATGTAGTTTAAAAAACGTATTCCATAATTTTTCTTTATTTGTTTCAATATTATCAAAATATTGTTTTTTATCAGTATCAATAAGTAGTTCTACAAGAGATTTTGTATCTATTTGTATATGTCTTGGTATTAGATGGGTTTGAAGTGGAAAAAACTGGAACATCTTTGTATTCATTTCTTCTAACTGCAAATTCATAAATATCATGTGTTTCAAATATTTTTGTGGATTGACCTTTATATCATAAAAATAACTCGTATCATAATTCTCTGGAACAATTTTGTATCTATTCTCATTCAACCAATTATGGTATTTTTCATCACAGGTTAAAATTTCAGCATCGTTTATGATATCATTTTTTACTTGTTGTAGTTCTTTATAAAATTGTTTCTTGAACTCTTTGTTTTGAAGTTCATTTTGGTATATATTTTTAAAGTAAGAATTAACAAACCTTTTAATGTAGTCAATAAAGTGCATTTTGATGTTATTTTCAATAGCAGTAAGCATCGTAGTAGCATAATAATCTAAAATAGCAGATAAATTCTTACCATCTTGTAGTGTAAATATAGAATTACCAATATTTTGAAATTCTTGAAGTAGTGCTAAATTATTTCCTTTGGGTTTCGGTCCTGCTGATGCTTTCACTAATGATTTCATAGACATTCTAATTGTATCTTCTGTTATAATTGGTATTTCCTGATTGTTATGATACTTTTGAAGCACCCATAACCTCAATAAAAAATAAGAGTTTGTAGTTATTATGTTTGTTCTTGAAACTGCGTCATTAATCCTTTCTAAAACATCAATCGGTATATCTGATTTTAAAATGTTCTGTATTGGAAGTTTTATGCACCGATATTTATCGGGCGGTTTTACCTTTTCATACATTATATAGTTACTTAATATTTTATTTTTAAGTAATTATACGCAGAAATACAACATTCATAAATAAATTAGTTCTAAACAATACATTCTACTTTTTCTCCTTTTGAGTTGTAGATCCAAATTTCATAATTATACCCTAAATGCTTTCCTGCTTGTTGTTTTTTGAAAATATTGTCCTTCTTTTTTTCAGCAGTCCATGTAGATTTAACCTCAATGCACTTATTTTGAGATAGTATGAATATATCTACACCCTTGAAGATTTAAAATGAGATAAAACAGCTTAAAGATAAAATATTATATTATAATAGTAGGATGACAGAGCAGAGACAAGATATGGATCCCAATAACCCCAATTACATCGATACAATCGAAAAACTCAATAAACTGAATGAACCCATATTTTTTGCCCCTTTTCTTTTACAATAATACGATAGGTTAAATATTTGATAGTGGTGGTAGGTATGGTTTTTAACATCTCAAATGCTGATTTTTATATAGTTCAATCCATATAAAAATCATTTATAATTCTTTTTTATTTTTCTTGTTTTATTCTTTGGAACATACGTTTGAAATGTGAAAAGGTGTAAATCCTTCTTCATCATCATACCATATTTCAAGAACAGAACCAGAACCAGTTATTATTTCATCTTCGTTGAATGTATGTAATAATTCATCCAACGCATAAGGTTCATAACCTTGAACTTGTATTATTTTTCCTGATGGGAATGTATAATATTTTGTTGAATATAAAGATTTTTATGTTCGTTCAGAAATCTCAGGATTTTGTGATGGATATTAAACTCCATAATTTTTTAAAGATGTTGATACCTCTATAATGGTTTCTATTGTTATTTTTTGTTCTGAATAATCCTTCAACAAAGTTATATTATTTTCATTTCAAATTTTTGTTAATAAATCAATATTAAATATTAATTGTTGCGTCATTTGTATTGATTTATAAATCAATTTTTTAGTTATCCTTATGTTGCATTTCTTCTTTCTTTTTCAAATAATACTTCCGTCTATATTCTTTCAACTTTTCAGGGTTTTCTTCTTTCAACTTCTTTAAATAAGTAGCACCTTGCTCTTTTATCTTATCTTTATTTTTTTCATAATATCGCTTGTGATTATCTCCATTTGTGTATTTTTTAAGTTTTTCTTCTAAATCTTTGACCTTTTCTTTTAGTTCGTTATTTTCCTGTTGTACAATATCAATATCCATTATGAATAATAATATTATATAAGTTAATTTTAAATTATTTATATAATATAATGAAACAACATAGTGATGACTACAAATTAAGTGCGGTTATGTATTATATAAATCATAACGAAGATTTACGAGATACATGTGATATTTTTAAATGTAAATATCAATCGTTGCATCGTTGGATTAAAAGATATAAACAGCAAGGAAACATTAGTAGAAAAACACGCAAAAATCATAATCTAAAAATAACATCAGAAATTGAAAGGTTCATAAAAGAACATGTGCGTAAATATTCAACAACAACTTTATGGGAACTTTCTAAATTAGTAAATGAAAAATTTAAAAATTATTTAACCGATAGTAGCATTTATAATATTTTGAATAAACATAAAATTACAAGAAAACGATTACGAAGTAAATATTATCCTGAAAAACGAGAAGGGCAAGAAGCAACTGATTTGAAAACATTTTATGAAAAATTAAATACTTATGATTATAAGCGAACTATTTGTTTAGATTAAACTTCTATATATTTGAATATGAAACCTTCTTATGGTCGCAGTAGAAGTGGAACACGAGTAATAAAGAAAACTAATATATATCCATTTAAGCGTTATAATATGTTATGTGCGATTTGTGCAAATAAAGTGGTTGGGTGGAAATTATATAAGGATATAAAGGGTGGATTGAAAACTCAAAATATATTAGATTTTTATGATGAATTTATAAAGGATAATTATAAGAATTATTTAATTATAATGGATAATGCTGTAATACATAAATCTAAAATGATAAGAGAAAAAATAGAAGACAACCATAATTATTTATTATATTCGGTTCCATATCATCCAGAAACAAATAGTATTGAAGAGTTTTTTAGTCAGTTAAAACACTATATAAAGAAGCAAAGTCCAAATACATATGAAGATATAGATACTACAATTAAAGATGTATTAGCAAATAAAATCAAGAAAGAACATCTAACAAATTACTTAAAACATAGTTATAGAATTTATAAATAAGTTTTTATTTGTCTCATTTTTCTTTTCGGTCGGTGTAATACTATCCAAATCAACCAATCCAACTACTATTCATTGGTAGTTACTATCGCCGCCGCCGCCGCCGCCCCCGATGTTGCTTTTGCAGTATTGTCTTTTTTCGATGCTTTAGGTTCCTTGGCTGCTTTGGGTGCTTTGGGTATCTTGGCTGCTTTGGGTATCTTGGCTGCTTTGGGTTCCTTGGTAGTTGGTTCACTCGGCAAATCAATCGTTTCATCATAAGTAATAGTAATCACGTTGTTATTTGTATCATTTATAATACTAAGTGGGTTTTTGGTTTTACGCGATTTGCGTGTAGGAGCAGCCCTCCCACCAGAACCACTTGACGGCGCCACTGATTCTGTGGTTAATATAGGAGCAGGCGCCGATTGACATTTTTTAAAATGTGGCATAAGTGAAATACGCTCCTTTTTTGGATGAACTAGAAATCCGATAATTTGTATATGTTTATCATTCATTTCAAATCGTTTTCCGATAACCTTAATATTTATTTTATCCCCTTCTTTGATTGAGTTGTAATATGTTTTGTCAGAGTCAATTCCAAAGTCTCTAGTAATATATACAACTATGGGAGAATACTCATCATCTGAAACTGCGCGTATACCAGCCTGTGTTATATTTTTTGCAATACAACTAATAACAGATTGTGGATGCGGATTGCATACAAGACATTCAATGACTATATTAAACTGGACATTTTTTGCAATGATTTTGCCACATTTGAAGTCAATGATGCGCGTTGAACGTGGCTTAATATACCCTTCGGTAATGCATCTGCCTTCGATGCAGCTTATAAGCGTGGTATGCAAAAGTGCCAGTATATTTTCTCTGCTTGAAGCATGCATATTAATTAGAACAAATGGTATCAAAATATCATAGTTTATTTGCTGAGTACTATACAGCGGATTTTCATCCTCGGATGACGCCGAAAGAGCCGACGCCAACGCCAGTAATGAACTTACATCACTGCTTAAAGAAGCAGGCAAAGATAATGATGAATTTTTGAATTTTGTATCATAGTCGATGTCGTCGTCGGTATCACTATCGCTATTATTGTTTGAGCTGCTTCTACTGCTACTTCCATCATTACCGCTTTGATGGCTTGTTCGCGAATATGATGTTGAAAATGTATTTTCAATATTACTGCCATCGTCGCTGATATGTTTAATCTGAATATTAAAAGTATTCACGCAATCGCTTTCTTGTATAGATGTCTGTAGTTCATTTTGACTGGACGCACCCTCACCCGCACCAGCACCAGCACCAGCACCAGCACCCTTATCAGTCGTATTTGCAACATTTATTTTTTTATTCAGACGTTTTACAGGAGGTTTTTTTTTAGCATCGGGTTCAGGAGCCGGGGCCGGAGCAGGAACATTGGATGATTCTGATGTTGAAACACTGACATCTACTATTTTGGTTGACTTTATGGGCATTTGGTAGTAAGTATAGAGTAAATGAACAAAGTGACTTTACACAAGTATGTATGATTTAATATAGAATATTATATTTATAATAGTTTTCAATTTTATATTAATATTAATACTAGTAATATAAAAAGTAATATAAAAAATATTCTTTATTTTATTCAAAATTTGTTTGTTGTTATTCTTCTTCTTGTTCTTCTTGTTCTTCTTGTTCTTCTTGTTCTTCTTGTTCTTCTTGTTCTTCTTCTTGACTGCTACTAGGAAATAACTTTTTCATCATTCCTTCACTTTCTTCTGCAATAACTGACAACGGACTTTTTGCAGGTCCTGCTTCTTTTTCTTCTTCTTCTTCTTCTTCTTCTTCTTCTTCCGCCCCAGATACTTCTTTCGGATTTTCGATACTTACTGCTTGTTTAGATACAACAAGTTCTTCATCTTTCCCTCCTCGTTCCAGTTGTTCTTCCAGTTCTGCAATAATAAAAACCGCACTATCATTTAGTTCAAAACGTTGTCCTATAACGCGAACCATGACAATGTCTTCGATTTTTAGTTCTGAAAAATAAGGAATATTATAATGGTGATCACGTGCAATAAAAACATTTACTGGTGAAATATCCGTATTATTTGCAACCCCCATAATTCCCGCATTTGTTATGTTATTCACTACACATGAGATACGCATTCCATTGGGTGGATTACAAACAAGATATTCGAATACTATTGTAAATAATGCGATATTCCCGTAAATATTTCCACACGAATAGGTTATTATTTTTGAAGAACCCTTTTTAACATATCCATCAATGCAGCATTTACCTTCAAACTCTTTTTTCAAAATATCTTCGAGAACTTGCTTAATATTAATGCCGACATATTTTACAGGAATAGACAACTTTTTGGTAATAATATTTTTAATATAAAGCGACATATTTGCACCACCCCCACCCTCGCCTCTGCTTCCTTTTCCTCTTCCTGATATTCCCGATCCCATCCCCACCCCCATCCTACTACTTTTTTTTGGAATAAGCGACATTTGCTATAATAGTTGACTATTTTTATATTATTTTATATTATTTTATGTTATTATTATTTTAATAGGTATTATTTTAATATGTATTCCTGATTAAATAGAATTTAATAATACTTCAACAGGTGAAAAAAACCATCGTTTATTTTCTTCATGTTCTCTATCATAAAAACGTAAAAGAAACTCTTGCATGATACACAACTCTACTTCTGTTGTGTTGCGATTATTTTTAATATTAAATGGAAAATGAATGTCATCATAGTTTAATGTTTTTGATTTATATTTTCCAAAAAAATCTTCTTGAGGGTAGTCAATCACGCTTAACATTGATTTGACTACTTTTGATGTAGAAATATCTTTTTCCTTTTCTTTTCGTTTTGTTTTTTCTGATGCTACCGCACTGCTCGATATTTTTTTAAGTTCACTTTCAATTTCGCTTTCCATAATATATGGCGTAATTAATTTTGCGCGGTTAATAAATAGTTTCGCTATTCTAGTAAAGTCGGTATCATATAACAACGTTTTTTTCTGATACTTATCTAAAAATGTTTCATAAGAATAACCTAAAATAGTTAATAATCTTTTGATTGCCGGTGAATTTTCTAATTTTCCTTCCTTTCGCACTATTTCTTTGAATTCATCTTCTAAATCATAACTAATATAATCCTGACTTTCTTGTTCTGTCATACGCGATAATATTCTACTCATTCTTTCTTCAGTTAATATTAACAACATATTACTCACTATTTTTGCTCTACCTGCTTGGTCACATCTTGCTGCAATACTGCTTCCTTTTACAACACTTGATGATGTGCCTAAACTAGCACCAGCACCAGCACCAGCACCAGCAATCTGTTTTGTTTTAAAAACAAAAACACTATAATCTCCAATAGAAATATTTGTAATAAATCCAATATAAGGTGCAAGTGTATTGCCAATAGATTCCTTAGGTATGAAAAATTTTGCTAAAATATCGGCATTGAAATATTTAAAATCGGGTTTACTCCCTACAACCCATCTGTATACACTTTCATCTTTTAAATATAGTTCTAGTTCTCCTTTTTTAGATATAAACAACACACCCTCTTTTTTTATTTCAGGCGCACGTAAAACTAAAGAGTTATAATATACTTCCATAATAATATCAAATTCGTATTTAACAGGATTAGATGCCTGTTGTTCAAGTATTCTTCGTCTATCTGGAGAAATCATATAATTCAAAAGCGTAAGCGTGTCATCTATATTCAACTCTTGCAAAATATGAGCTACAATAAACTCTTTTTGCATTTTTTCTT